CGAAAAATGGCAAGCAACATTATTCCTTCTTTGGCAGTCTAAGCTCTCACCCTGAACTTGCTAACGATAGCCGTTTCATTCGTTGCTCCTGTAAGCAATGCATCGGTTGTCGGCTCGAAAATAGTAGACAGTGGGCTGTCCGTGCTGTTCACGAAGCCCGTACTTCGTTTTCAGCTTATTTCGTTACTTGTACCTTCGATGATTATCATTTGCCGCGCGATAGAAGTTTGAGCAAGAAATTTCATCAGACTTTCATGAAAAATCTTCGTCGTGAGTATGGCAGTGGTATTCGCTTCCTCGGCTGTGGTGAATATGGTGAACTTCATGGTCGTCCCCATTATCATTACATATTGTTTAATATTGATTTCAGCGACAAAGTTCTTCGGTTCCGCACAGACGGTTATAACACTTATACTTCTGCTCGTTTTTCGAAAATCTGGAAATACGGCATGCACCTTATTGGCGATTTTAGTTTCGACGCTGCTGCTTACGTCGCCCGTTACATAGTGAAGAAGCAGACTGGCAGTCAAGCTGCTGCTCACTATAATGGCCGTACGCCTGAGTTCATGCTTGCATCCAATCGTCCCGGTATAGGCGGAAAATGGCTTGAAGAGCATGGTGAAGAGTGTTATGCTAATGATTTCGTTGTCATCAACGGTAAGAAGATGCGTCCTCCCCGTTATTATGATAAGAAATTCGATGAAACGCATCCTCACTGGATGGAGTTTATTCGTAATAACCGCATTGAGAAGATGCTTCATAATTTGGAGAATAATACTTTTGAGCGTTTAGTTGACCGTTGCCGCGTCCAGGAAGGTAAATATAAACATTTTCTTGGCAGAAAACTTGACAAGGTATTGTGACTGTGTTATCATTAAATCAGAAATGAGGTGATGCCTATTACTGAACTTAAGGCCATTGAAAAATTCTGTTCAAATCGTAATATTCTCTTCAATTACTCTTTTCGCGGTAGCAAATATGCCGCTTACCGGCTTAAGCCTGATGATTCTAGAGTTATTCGTCTTGATAATGACTATTATGTTATATCAGCTACGCTATATCTTATGATTCGTAGGTATTTAGTTGCATTTAGAAAAGGAGATGGTTCCGCTGAGACTCTATTCCATTTATGATTCTAAGGCTGAACAGTTCAGCCCTCCACAGGTCTACCACAATGATATGCTTGCTCTGCGAGCTTTCGAAGGTTTAGTCAATGATGATAAAATGCTTATTAATAGTTATCCTGAAGATTTCAGTATTTATTATCTCGGTAACCTTGGCGATTCTGATGGCCGTTATTATATTGACAGTTCTGACGAATCCCGCGTTCCTATACTGGTTGGTCGCGCCGTAGACTACGTACAGGATGTTGACAATGACTCTATTTAATGGTAATCTAATATAGAGCGTATCAGAAAAAGGACGGTCTCGCAAGAGATCGCCCTTTTTTTGTACGCCACGCCCGCCGCGTCTAGGCGCCTGCGAAAGGAGGTGAAACTATGAAATTTAAAACAGCTTATGACCCAGTAGAAGAACATGATCATTGCGGCATTGAGTTCACTATGCCCTCCCTCGCCGTTCAGGACGAGAAAGATGAAACTGATATCAACTATATCGTTAATAAGTACGCAGATGGTCAGAAAGGCATAGCTACTCTCGATCTTGGTGATAGTTCGCAGTATGCTTATCTTCAGTTCGGAGATGCAACGCTTCCCGGCGATTACAGTACAGCACTCGAACTTGTCTCTGGAGTTCGTGAAGAATTCTATAGCCTGCCCGCTTACGTTCGAGCGAAATTCGGTCACGATCCCATGAATTTCATCCAGCAATTGAATGATCCTGCAACGCTCGAATATCTTCAACAACAAGGTCTGTATGGAAGTGATTATACCTTTGATCAAACACAACAGTCCGCGAAGAATAAACAAACACAAGAAGAAAGTAACAGTTCAGAACATAATAATGAGGAAATACATAAATAGGCGGCACCGAAGCCAGTTACTTACTTGATGTAACTGGCGTAGGTGACGCGAAAATAATCTAAAACCTAATAATAATTTGCTTTAGGTTAATTATTAGGATTACACTTCGAAGAAGGTGAAATTTTGGCTCGAAAAAAAATAAGAGTTCGAGGACATCGCTTCAGCGATGCTCCTGCAATGTATATGCGGCGGACTAAATTCGACCGCTCGCACGTTTATAAGACAACTTTCAATTCAGGCAAGCTTATCCCTGTGTTCGTTGATGAAGTACTGCCTGGCGACACTACTAGGATGTCTGTTAATTACTTCGCTCGATTAGCTACTCCAATTAAGCCTATTATGGATAATATCTATCTTGATTGGTTTTTCTTTTTCGTACCAAACCGCCTCGTTTGGGAGCACTGGCAGAATTTCTGTTTCGAACAGGAAGATCCTGATGATAGTACTGATTATGTCATTCCTACTATTTCTGCTGCTGGTAACTCTGAAAATGCTTATATAGGCTCTCTATGGGACTATTTCGGCTTGCCCGTAAATACGTCTGGTAATTTATCTGGTATTAGCGCTCTTCCATTTCGTGGTGTTTATCTTATTTGGAATGAATGGTTTAGAGACGAAAACCTCCAGAAATCCGTCAAGATTCAGAAAGGCGATGCCAACGAAGTATTGAACTCTGCCCGGTCTTCTGAACAGCCTTCTTGGGTTTTCACCTCAGGTACTAGTATTGTTCCCGGCTTAGCCTGTCCTCCTCGTGGCAAGCGCCATGACTATTTTACTTCGGCGCTTCCTTGGACACAGAAAGGCCCTGGCGTTAATATTTCCCTTACTGGCAATGCTCCTGTTATTGGTGATGGTAATCGTCTTGGTATCGCCCCTAATGCCGCTGGTAATGGCGTTGGATATCTTTCAATGACTGGTAATGTTGGCGCGATAATGCGTAATGCAGATGGTTCTGAATGGTACTCTGGTGATGTTGCTTTTGTTACTTCCGATAGTAAGAAATCAGGCTTGCTTGCTGATCTTTCTGATGTCGCTGCTATTACTATCAATGGTCTTCGCACTGCTTTTCAGATGCAAAAATTCTACGAACGCCTTGCTCGCGGTGGTAGTCGGTATACTGAAGTACTTCGCTCTTTCTTCGGCGTGGTTTCTCCGGACGCTCGTCTTCAGCGCCCTGAGTTCCTTGGCTCTTTCACCAAGATGGTTAACGTCAATCCAATAGCTCAAACTTCCGCAACCGACAACACCTCTCCTCAAGGTAACCTTTCCGCCTATGGTGTTACTGCATCTAGATTCCATGGCTTCACCAAATCTTTCGTTGAACATGGCTATATTATAGGCTTCGTATGCGCTCGTGCCGACCTTACTTATCAGCAAGGTATTAACAAGATGTGGCTTCGCTCTACGGTTTACGATTTCTATTGGCCGACGTTCGCTCACCTTGGTGAACAGGCTATTGAGCTTCGCGAGATCTATGCCCAAGGTACTGAAGCTGATACTACTGTTTTCGGTTATCAGGAGCGTTATGCTGAATATCGTTATAAACCTTCACAGATCACTGGTAAATTCCGTAGCTCTGTAACTGGTGGTAACCTTGACGTATGGCACTTATCCCAGTTCTTCAGTAATGCTCCTACTCTGAACGAGGAATTTATTACGGAAAATCCGCCTATTAAGCGCATTATTGCCGTTCAAGATGAGCCCGAGTTCTTGCTTGATATAGGCTTCCGTTATACTACTGTGCGTCCTATGCCTATGTTTGGCACACCTGGTCTTGTTGATCATTTCTAAAAGGAGCTGGTTTTATGTCTTGGCTTTCTAATACTTTAGGCAGCGTCGTTGGTTCTCTTTTTGGATCTGCAACTCAGAATCATTACAATTCTGCTAATGCAGCACAGGCTAATGAGTGGAACGTTGAAAATTATAAACATCGTTACCAGTGGTCTGTAGAAGATATGCGTCAAGCTGGTCTTAATCCTGTTCTTGCTGCAACTAATGGTATAGGCGGTTCTATATCTGGAGCTTCAGCTGCTTCTGTAGGTATGTCTGATATTGGTTCTACCATGAACTCTGCTAAAGCCGCTAGTGCCGCTGAAAGGCAGGCTAAGAATGCCGAGCATCTTGCGATATCTCAAATTGATAAAAACGTCGCAGAAGCCGATTCTGTGCGTCAGAGTACCCATGGTACAGTTCTTCAGAATGGTATTCTTGCGAATGATTTGAATCTTCGTGAGCAGACTTATGAAAAACGTCTTGGTTACGAACTTGAAAAGATGAATTTGGAGCTTGAAAACCTTCGGCTTCAGGGTTCTTACCTTAGTTCTGGTATATTGAACAATATCGCTTCTGCTAACCGTGCTAATTCTGCTGCCGCTTTTGACAATATTCAAACTGAAATGGCAGGTATGGAGCGTGATTTTTATAAGAATCTCGAAAGTCTTACAGGTGCTCCTAGATCTGTCGCTAGCGGTGTTGGTTCCGGCATCAAAAATGTTATAGGCTTCCTCGGAGGTCGCTATTTTGGAAGGAGATAATTATATGTCTAATAAAACTACTATGATTCTGACTTTTATTGTCACCGTTGTTGTCCCTTTTATTCAAGAAGTTGTAGATCTGATCGAAGCCCTGAAAGGCAAAGCTTCTTCGAATACTGTTACTGCTAAAAAAGTTGCTTCGGACTTTCAAGCCGATGTTGCGCAGCTTGTTGAGCCGGTTGCTTCTAAAAATGATTCTAAAAAAACTAGCCGTTTTTTCGGTTCTTGGAGGGATGCTAAATGAGGCGTCGTCGCTTAACTAAACGTGGTTCTCGCCGTCTTTTCCGGCGTACCTCCAAATCCCGTCGCAGAAATTTCAAGAGAGTAGGACGTGGTGGATTTAGGATTTGACATTCTGATTTAATCCTGATACAATCGGTACAGGTGATTAATATGGTATGCTATAATCCTATTCTCATGTACCCAGTTGAAGGAGCGATCACGAAAAATGGCAAGCAACATTATTCCTTCTTTGGCAGTCTAAGCTCTCACCCTGAACTTGCTAACGATAGCCGTTTCATTCGTTGCTCCTGTAAGCAATGCATCGGTTGTCGGCTCGAAAA